CTTTGCGGATCTGTCGTTATCGAAGAATTCTCTTTTGTCTTTTTCCCTGTCCATTTTAAAAATCCCCAACATCACTTATAAGATTTCGTAACCCCTTATGTATCATGTAATCCAAAACTTTCGCTCTAGATTTTTTTGCTGGAATATTCCATTCCGAAAGAATCTGCGATTCGTATTGAGCAGGAGTATTCAATAAATTTATAAGAGTACTATTACGATTCCAATTCACCTCATATTTATGCTCTACTGTTCCTGATTGAGCATAGACTTCTAATATTTCGCTTATTCTTTTTTTTGTAACAGGACTTTGGCGTTTTTCTTCATCTATAAAAACATCATCATCAGAAAGAATATTAGGAACACCATCCGAGGAATCTCCTCGCAAAATATGTTCGAATAAAAAATTCTTTGGATTTGAATCTGTTATAAACTTCTTTTGCATAGGAGAAAATTGTCGCACATCAGGATGAATATGCAACTGAATAAAATCCTTATCTCCACTCAAAATAAGTATTGGTTCTTGCTGTGCAAAATTCTTACACATAATTCCGATAATATCGTCTGCTTCACATCGAGCAACTTTAAGAGTCTTATAGGGGAAAATCTCCTCTACTTCTTTTTGAATAGTATTCATTATTTCATAAAATCTGCGCCAAGTATCAGGATTATCTTTTCTTGTTTTTTTTCTGCTTGCTTTATAGTGAGGAAAATAATCTTGTCGCCAAGACGGACCAGAGTCTTGACAAATAACAAGTTCTCCATAATCCGTTTTAAACTTATTTCGATATGTTCGATAGCAGTTTAGTACAATGTGACGAACCAAATCTTCGTCTATTGATGCAACATCCATTCTTTGAGAAAAAATGGCAGACATAAGAACTTGTGTGTTATCTACTAGAATCATACGGTTTCCTTATACGATTTCACAAGAATACAATGCTTATTGATTCGACCACTAGGCGTTGTTGATTTTGTTTTTAGGGAGTCCAAATATTCACCTATATTATGGTTTTTAATTTTCTGCGATTGCTTTATGAGATCTGCTGGTTTGCGTACAATCTTTTCTTTTGATCGGTCTACACTAAATCCTATAATAGTCGATCCCTTAACTATCAATCCTTTTGCAGGATCAAGTGCAACCATCAGAGTTGCTTTTTTGTTTTTTGTGTTGAATATCAGAAGTGACTGACATCCTATTATACTACAAGGATCGCAGGAGTCAATACCATATTCCGTACTTTTTTCGCAGTATTTTAAACTTTTGACTAATTGTTCTGGCGATTTAATCTTTTGTTTTCTAGGTTTTCTATTTGAAATAATTGTGGTTAAACACGACCCAAATTCTTGTTTTGCAGATTCAAGTTCTGCAATTATTTTCTTTATTCCACTTGGTTTCAAATAAGAGTATCCTTCAGATAGTTGAGGATCTTTTTTGCTTTGTGCCAACCGCAAATCAACAAGACTTTTTTCTATTCTATTAGTGATAATAGTAACAATAGGACGACTCCAATCAGTCTTTTTAATCCAATCAATAAGACCACAATTTTTCTTTTTATTGCTAATTGCACACTCATATAAGCAGTCGAGAATAGGTTCAAACTCACACAACAAAACATCTGCTTTTGCTTGAATACGATTTTTAATAGATATTTCGTTTATCGGCGCTTGTGACTTACAAGTTGCCAAGAGTTCTGCTATCCCCTTCTCCACCAACGCAGTATATGTTGCATCAGGAATCCATCCACGAGACAATAATCTGCAATAGGGAGCAATTGTTTTAATTTCTGGCTTTCCTCCTCGTACACACATATCGGCATCTGAAATTCTTCCATTCTCTGTAAGATAAGCAACAATCCATTCCTTTGCTTTAGGAAGTTTGAAATTTTGCCTATACCAATACATCGCCTTTTCTACTTCGGAGTATTGATCTTCATTAGAAGCAAAAACTTTACCCTTTAAGGTAGGTTCATATCCTCCTGCTAAGATGCGAGCGTATTTTTCTTTTTTAGATGATTTATTGATCATTGTTGACATAGTTTGCTGAAGTTTTTAACTTTCTTGAAGACCATTACATTTTGAAACTTATCTAGTAATTGATCTGACTTGTGACTAATAACAAATACATTATTCGTTGTTCCCATATTTTGAAGAATTTTAATTACTTCTTCTGTACCAACTGCATCCAAAGAAGAATCAAAAACTTCATCCAAAATAAGAAGGTTGGTGTTTGCTGAATTTTTCATTTTGGCGATATCTCTCCACGCCAACAAAAGAGCAAGATCAATACGAAGTTTTTCTCCTTCGCTGAAGTTGTCATAGCAAAACTCATCACGAAATCGACTCTTTATGATTTCTACAAAGTCCTCATTAAGAGTAAATTGAGCAAAAAAGTCCATAGACACTAAATACTTGTTTATTATTTTATTCAAAGCAGGAATATACTTTCGAATAATCTTTCGTTTAATTCCGCTGTCTTTAAGAAGAACGGCCGCAATATCCATAAGATGAAGTAATTCTACTCCTGATTTCTTTTGAACATCTGCTTCGTCTTTTTCTCTTTCGATTTGCAAGAGCATATCTCTTTCAATTTGAAGAGAGTCCATCTCTCTTTTAGTTTTATCTTGAAACTCTCGCAACTGTCGTATATATCGTTTAGAACTATCAGAAGCAGTATCTAATTTAGCAACTTCTTGTAATTTAGACTGACGAAGAACCACAACAGAAGATGCAATTTCTAGTTCTGTTTGTGTTTGCTGTATCATCTTGGTCATTTTCTCTATAGCATCATCAAGTTCAGTTTTTCTGTCTTTCTTTTTTCCAACCATTCCATCACGAAACTCTGCATCAATAGACTGTCTGCACACAGGACAATCTGTATTGTCTCTGTAGAATATAATCTCTTCTTCTGCTTTCTTTATACCACTTATCATTTGTTTACGCAAGCCAACAAGAGTAGTATACGATTCTCGTTGTTTTTCTACTGCTTCCACTCCTGCGCTAAGACCAGAGATTTCGGTTTGAATAATAATTTTTTTAGAAAGTATATCGTCAAGTGTAGCTTGTTCATCAGATTCTTGTTTTTTATATGATTGAAATTGCGATTCAGATTTTTCTTCAATTTTCTGAATCATATCTTTTTTATATTCAATTTTATTTTTTAATCCCTCTGTAACAGATTCTACACGACGCATTTCTTCTTTTGTTTCCAAGACTCGTATTTTCAATCCCTCGTTCATTTTTGAAAATACATCAATATCTAAAATATTCTCAACAATGTTTCTGCGATCCGCCGCAGTTAATCGCATAAAGGGAATATAATTCGTCGATCCTAATATAACTACTTGACAAAATGTCTTGTAATTCATTTTTAGAATATGTTTTTCAAGAATCTGTTGATAATCTTTTACAGAAGCAGTTTGATCTAACTGAACTCCATCCTTTTCAATTAGAAATATTTTAGGAGAAAGTCCTCTAATAACCTTATATTGACTTGAATTGGTTTCAAATTCAATTTCCACAATACAATCTTTTGCATTTATAGAATTCACCGCCTGTGTAATATTAATGTTACGAAATAACTTACCGAACAAGACAAAAGTAAGAGCATCCAACATTGTAGTCTTTCCCGCTCCGTTATCTCCGCAGACAAGGGTGGTAGGAGACTTATCTAATTGAACATCAATGAATTGATTTCCTGTACTTAGTAAGTTTTTCCAACGAATTTTATTAAATGTAATCATTGTTTAATAGTTTCATTCGCAAGACATTCTGTATATAAATCAAGAAGCAAAGATTTCAATTTGTTTGCATCTCCTATATTTTGAAGACTGTCTATTTCTTTATTGATAAGAGAAACTGTATTTTCGGACAAATCAACATCTGTTTCCTCTGATCCAAAATCAGGAATAAAATCTTCAATTATAGTGACACCATTCGGCGATGCTCCATATATTCCATCAACAAACTTCTCGAAAAGATAAGGTTTGGTTTTTGCTTCCACTAGAATTCTGACGAATTGTCCCTTGACTTTTTCTTCAGGAATTGCTAATGGAGCAGTTTCAATCATATCCGTATCATTATACCTAATCTGCAAGAAAATGGTATAGGGATTTCTGATAAATTCTAATTCTCCTGTATCCGTATCAAGAATATGAAATCCTTTCTTGTCGCCGTAATCACTCATCGTTATTTGATATGGACATCCCAAGTAATGAATATTTTCTTTTGAATGCTTTCCGTGAAAATGTCCTGTATAGACAGCACGAAATTTAGAAAATACATCAGACTCCATTCCACCTTGAAATATTGTAGTGCGTAAAACATTGAATCCATTCAATTCCAAATGTCCACATAATATTTCTGCATTTACATTTTTAATAAATTCCAAAGACTCTGCTTGATTTTCTGAATTAATCCACGGAAGTAATGCTATCGGCGTTCCATCGAATATTTCAACAGTCGGTTTTGTGTGTACTATAAATTTATCTGTAAATAATTCTTGAAGGGAATTAACATCACTTCTATTCTTATAGAAGATATCATGATTACCAAGAATAACGTGCATCTTTGCACGACTTGTTTCTAGTCTATCCACAAATCCACTTCGAACAGCATTGAGTGTTTGAAAATTAACAAACTTACGGCGATCTAAAAAATCACCTAAATGAATTATTGTATTGATATTATGAGTTTCGATGTAAGGAAAAAATACCTCACCAAAGAACTTCATAAAATATTCAAGAAACACAGGAGAATCATTTCTTGCTCCGAAATGAGTGTCACCTATAATTGCAATCTTCACTCTTTTTTACCCTTTGGTTTAATTTTCTTTGTTGCAGTTTTCTTTTTCACTTTAGTCTTTTCCTCTGATTTTTCTAATTTTTCTTCTTCTTTCTTTTCGAAAGAAAGTACATCATTCTCTGTTAAGAATGTTGGAACTGTTTCATATCCACCTGGTTTAAGAAAGTTTTCTCGAAACCATCTTCGTGTACCAGAATCCACATCAGAATCTTCGATCTTCTTTAATTTAATATAAGCCTGTTTCTTTTCCTTTTGGATACGACGAAGAAAGGCGTAGTAAATTATTTGAGTAAAATAAGAAAAAGGATTAGTTGATTTTTCTGGATCAAAGTTGTAAGCATAAAGCAAACAATTTTCGACTCCATCGGATTGCATTTCGTCTCGATATGGATAATTCATAAAATTAGGCTTGCGAGACAAATGCTCTGCAATCTTCATAAAACAAGTTCCAATATATTCAGTTATAGGAGGATGTTTCTCTCCTGCTTTGTCTGCCACATCGACAAGAACTTTCCAATCCTTCATTGCAACAAAAAACTCTTGGTTATTAATATAATGATCGCTTTTTCGTTTAGCCATCTAAAACCTTTCATAATAAAGTATACACTAATCTAGTCAAAAGTCAAGCACATTACTTGAATTTACAATATTTAAATCTAATATTTTAATTTAATATTTTAATTTATTTTTTATTTTCGTCCTGTGGAGGTTCGTCAATATAATCTTTTAAATATGGAGACCAATCTTTTATATCATTTCCAAATTGATCGTTTTTCTTTTCTGCTTCTGGTGGTTCTACCCATTCTGCTTTTGTGGTCTTTTCTTTGGGTTTTTGTTTTTTAGGTGTTTTTCTTTTTTTAGATTTTTTGAACTCTTCTTCTGCTTCCATAAGTTCATCTATAAAATCAGCACTCATAAAATCAGAAACACAATCTTTAAGATAATCTATAAATCCTCTTTCAATCCAATCAACCATTATTTCATTAGGAATAGCAACGGTAAATTGCACCATAGGAGGCATCTTTCCACGATTCGGAGGAAATGGAATTTTACCAAATTCTCCAAATTGATAGGGAACTAAAGGAGCAGATTCAGAAGTCTTTTCTCTTTTTGGAAAAGGAATATCGCATTCCTTCATAAGTTTTTCCAAATCTTTATAGATTCCTTCTGAAAGTTTTTTCATTTCTGCATCTGGTATTGCAGACGGAGGAGGCGAAGAATTGGTTGCAGCATCGTCCATATTCATTTGCTTTTCATACAAAACAATAACATCAGCATCAGGAGGCAAATCCATAACAATAAAATCAACCGGAAGATTTGCTTTTATGTCGCTGGAACTTCCCAACCAACTATGCAAATAAGTCATGTTTCTTTTTGATCCTGTGTAAGGATCGACTGCAAGACTTGTAACAATTTTCATTGGACGATTAATAGTAATCTTGCCTCGTACTTTTCCTACGATCTCTGCAACTAATTCTTCTCCACTTCGAAGTTTAAATACTC